AGTAGTCAAGGCACATTCGAACTAGAGTATATTCCTGTACCAGAAAATATCATTGGCGCAGTAAATGTCTTTACTCCTAACTCTACGACTTCAATTGGATCAGGCATCTTTAATGCTAAGTATCACTTTGTTCTTCAGAATCTGCACAATATAGTTAACTCCGAGTTACTTAACTTTCAGATGGCAATGTCTCATTTACAACTTATGGAAGAACTGTTGGTTGGTAAAGTTCCTATGCGATACAATCGACATCAAGATCGAATCATGTTAGATATGGATTGGAGCACATTATCTGTAGGAGAATATATCGTAATAGAAGCGTATTCAGTTGTAGATCCTAATACATTCACAGATGTGTGGAAAGATCGTTTCTTACAAAACTATGCAACAGCAAAAATTAAATATCAGTGGGGTTCAAATCTCACTAAGTTCAATGGCATGACTTTACCTGGTGGTGTTCAGTTCAATGGAGAACAAATTTTAAGCGATGCACGAGAAGAGATTCAAAGACTTGAAGAAGAAATGGCTTCAAGTTATTCTCTACCGTCTGTCGATATGATAGGATAAAAAAGTGGCTAAAAATTATTATTTTGAGAACTTCGAAAACTCGATGGAGCAGACGCTCATCGAGGATCTGGTTATTGAGTCGATAAAAATCTACGGAATGGATGTTTGGTATATACCAAGAACTCTCGTAGCTAAAGACGACATCCTCAACGAAGATGATCTATCAACATTCAGTGAAGCGCACATGGCAGAAATGTACGTTAAGAGTGTTGACGGATTCGAAGGCGAAGGAGACTTCTTGTCTAAGTTTGGTCTTGAGATTCGTGATTCTATCACTATGACAATCGCAAGAAGAACATATGAGTCTGAAGTAGGAGCATATCGCACATCAAATACTAGACCTATGGAAGGCGATCTAATCTATCTTCCACTCAATAATAAAGCATTTGAGATTCAACACGTTGAGCATGAGTCTATCTTTTATCAGATGGGTTCTCTTCAGATGTACGATCTTCGTGCAGAACTATTCGAATATAGTGGCGAAAGATTTAGAACTGGTCAAAAATTCATCGATGAGTTGTACAAAAACTTCGACACGTTTGTACCAACATACGAAGTGCAAATTCTTGACGGATATCAGTTCATCATTAGAGACAACTCTTCGTCTGATACAACGTATACTGCTCAAGCATTAGAACTTAAAAAGGGTATAGAGTACACATTCGACCAAAGTCATATCTCTAATCGACATCTTTATAGTTCTCCTAGACTATCTTTCTACAATAATGGAACAACAACTGAAGCAGAAGGTGTTGTAACTTATAGCGATAAAGATGGTGATGGTGGATATCTGGGAAATGGTGATCAAGTGTATTATCCAGGCTATGCTGGCTCTTGTGTTAAATTTACACCCCAGACTTCGGGCACATATCAATATAAGTCGTTAAATGGCGAAGATGTTTTGACTAATAATAAGATGTTCTACACCAACGACATAGACGCAGGCTTAACTCAAGGAATATGGACAAAAACAAATGTAGACGTTACTGCAACAAGCGTAGCGAGTCCTAGAGGAACTTTAGATGCCACAACAATAAAATTCTTAGGAAATAATGCGCCAGTGTTTGCTAGAATCGAACAAGCTATGACTTCTGCCCCGAATCCAGATGGCGTGATAATGAGTATATATGTTAAGAACGCTGATGCTGGTCTTAAACTACAAGCATTTGGTCAGATAAGTGGCATACTTGTCGAAGAGATTGATATTCCCTCAAGTTCAGAGTGGCAAAGAATTGCTGTATTCGCAAATACAACAGACGATGGCAGTGGTCGAATTAGGACGCAATTTACTGATGGTCAACCTGTGTTTAGAATCGTCAGTATCAATAATACAGAAGGCGACCGTAGCGTTACTATATGGGGCGCAATGACTGAGTTCAATGCTTATGGTAAAATACAAGCAACTCCATATCAACAAGTTGTTGCAAGCTTTGATCCTAGTGGTGTGGCAGTAACTGGTAAGGATACGATTGTAATCGATGAACAGGTCGACACACTCGCAGATAATCAAGCGTTTGAAGACTTTGGTAAAAGCACTCTTGGATCAGATAACTTTATTGATTTTAGTAACTCAAATCCGTTTGGCGAGGATTCATTCTAATGTTTGGTAATCACTTTTATCACGAAACCACAAGACGATATGTAGCAGTGTTCGGTACGCTATTTAACGACATTGAGATCACTAGAAAGAATAATGCTGGCACTTCAATACAGAAGATGAAGGTGCCTATTAACTATGCTCCTATGCAGAAGCTTTTAGCTAAACTAGAGCAAGACCCTAACTTAAATTCTCCTAATGCGATAACACTACCTAGAATGTCTTTCGAGATCACAGGCATGACTTATAGTGCTGAAAGAAAGTTGACTAGTTTGACGAAACAAGTAAAGGGATCACCACTCTCAGATGGTGGCGTGAACACAATGTTTACTCCTGCGCCATATGATATCGAGTTTCAGTTAAACATAATGACAAAGTACAATGAAGATGGAATGAAGATTATTGAGCAGATACTGCCTTTTTTCAAGCCAGATTGTACTGTTGGAGTTCAGATGGTAGAAGGTATGGGATACGTTGATATTCCTGTAGTCTTGAATAGCGTATCTCAAGAAGACAGTTATGAAGCAGACTTTCAAACTAGAAGAGCATTAATCTGGACACTAAACTTTACGATGAAAGGATACTTCTTCTCACCAACTGTAGCCAAGAAGCAGATTAAGTTCTCTAACGTGAATATGTTTCCATCGCTCGTGGACAATACTGGCGGAACACACATCGAATCTAGTCCTGCTGTTCCTGTAGCAATAAGTCAGATTACGGCAGGAGTACAATATCAAATATATGACATGGGTACGGTGGGTGGCCTATATTTAGACAATATCAATCTACCCGCAGTTCAAGCGGCTTGGAATTTATTTGTGTCGGGTGACGCAACAACAGGTGTCACATATAAAGTCGGTGATACATTCACTGCTCCGGCAAACCCGAATACTAATCCACCAGTTGGCGCATTCGCAACACTACCATATAGTCAAATAGACGAAGAAGATAACTGGAAAGCCATGACAATAATCTCAGATGGAGATGGAACAATATAATATGAATGATGAAATAGGTAAAAGTCTAGGACTTGAGCCTCTGAATGATGTAGTCGAAGGGAAGGTAATTGAAAGAACAGAAGTTCCCACTGACGACAAAATGAATAAAGATTATGAGTACGCTAGAAGTAACTTCTATAATGTAATCGAATCTGGAACAGAGGCGTTAGAGCAAATGCTCGATGTGGCAAAAGCATCAGAGCATCCGAGAGCATATGAAGTCGTATCGACTATCATGAAGACGCTTGTTGACGCAAACAAAGACCTCGTTAAGATGTCTACTGACAAGATTAAAGTAGAGTCGGAGAATGCTGAGACAGCACCCAAAGGCCTCACTACTAATAACAATCTGTTTGTTGGTTCGACAAATGAACTACAGCAGTTGTTAAAGGACATGAAAAATAACGATGGCTAATGTTCAAGATCGTGGCTACAATGGTAACGTCAACCTAAAGAGAAAGGGTACTCCTATCGAGTTTACCCAAGATATGGTTGGCGAGTTCATTAAGTGTGCTAACAATCCTACATACTTCTCTGAAAAATATATTCAAATCGTACACGTTGATAGGGGTCTCATTCCAATCAAGATGTATGATTATCAGAAAGAGATTGTCGAAAAGATAACCAATAATCGAAGAGTTGCTGTGGTAACTTCACGGCAGGCAGGTAAAACAACTACTGCCGTTGCTGTTATTCTACATTACGTTTTGTTTAATGAGCATAAGACTTGTGCTTTACTAGCTAACAAGGGTGATGCGGCTCGTGAGATTCTAGATAGAATCAAGATTGCATATGAAGCACTTCCAAAATGGCTACAACAGGGTGTAATTGAGTGGAACAAAGGCTCTGTTGAGTTTGAAAATGGTTGTAAGATTATAGCTGGTTCAACGTCCTCTAGTGCTATTCGTGGTAAATCTATATCATTTCTATACATAGATGAGACTGCTTTCGTTGAGAATTGGGACGAGTTCTTTGCTTC